TGATGTGGCAACAGCAACAGCAGTTGGTGTTGCAATTACACTTAGTGAAAACTTAAATCTTGGAGCAATAATTACATCTACTGCTACTCCAACTACCTTTACATATATAAAACTTGGAACAGCCGGCGCAGCCTCTATTCCTGGAACATCTAGAGTTGAAAGAATTGGTTTATCTAATTTAGGCTCTAAGATCATCATCACGGATGCCATATCCAATGAAGTTAGTCGTATTACTGGTACCTATATTTGGGACCAAGCAGCCACCTTTGTATTATCATCAAATATTGCACAGATATCAGATGCCATACAGGCTGGTAAAATTGTTAGACTTTTAAATGTTACATCAAACACTATCTCTAAAGATGGTGGTTTTTTGATATTTGACTATGGTAGAAACACCCAAGAGGGACCTGTACGGTTTCTATATAAGCCGACAGATAATACTATTGCTTTAGATCCGTCTTACACTTTTAAGTATAATCACTCAATAAACTCACCAATAGTAGCTATAAGTCGTAAGGGCCCACACCAAATGAGTGGTCGAGCAACTGAATACCCCTCGTATATCACAGACCCCTCAGAAGCTAGGTTTATTCTTCAGGACTTAATCCGTTCTGTTAAATCAGCCGGCATTTTTGTTAATTTTCTAGTTAGATACCCGGAGCAACTATATTCAACTTTGGATGTTTACCAAAGTGGAATAGATCCTGGTTAAGTTAAATAGCGGTAGAATGGACATATGATTGACCATCATAAGTATAATGAGTTAATAGGAACATCATGGCAGTATTAGGCAGATTATTAGTAAGCTCGGCAGAACGGTTAGATCTACCAGATCTATTGTCGTTAGATAGCTATGCTGCGGGCGATTGGAAGTTCTTTTTAAAGGGTCTCGTAGGAGATTCTAAGCCGTTCATTCTCAAGGGTTTCGATGTAATCGATCCAGGAAATGCAATTGGTACACAATCTTGCTCCATTCGTGTTGCTGACTCTGTTACATTCTATCCAGGATCAAACTCTGGATCTTTCTTTCATGGTCTACAAGAGGGTCATCCTCAAGCTGCACCACTAGTTCCTGAACTTCGTAAAAATGCAGTTAACTATGTTTATTTAACTTTTAGTACTTTTAATACCTCTATCGACACACGCGCTTTCTGGGATCCAGATAAAGATGGTGGCGTTGGTGGTGAATTCACTCAAGACGTAAATACTGAATCAGTTCTTCAAGTACAAATCAACGTTTCTACCGGTTCTTTCCCAGCGAATACTGTTCCTGTTGCAAAGATCACTGTAGGTCCTGTTGTAATTACAGCCATTGAAGATGCTCGCGATATGATGTTTCGATTGGGTTCTGGTGGCATTGCCCCAAATCCATTCAACACCTATGCGTGGCGCTCACTTCCTAGTGCACCATATCAACGTGCTGAACCTACTACTCAAATGCTTGCGGGTGGAGTTAATCCATTCCAAGGTGCTGACAAGAACATCCTCACTCTTAAGGAGTGGATGGATGCAGTTATGTCAAAACTGCGTGAACTTGGTGGAACGACATACTGGTATGATGACACATCATCTTTCGGTATTATCACTAACTTCTTTGACTCTGTTGGAACTACCTTTAAATCAAAGGGTCAATGGATCCATGACACAGTAACTCCTGGTTTATTAACATGGTCTGAAGATATTCAGATCAAGATGACTGCTGATCCTCGTACATATATCGTTCGTCAGGGAAGTAAGACACTTCTTAACGAACAAGTAATGTACATCCCAATGATTCGCAATCAGGCACTTAATGTAACTGACGAATCCGTTAGCTGGACTAATGGTCAAGCTTATGTAAATACAATTGGTGGAGCTGTTGGACTCTTTGCTAACCTTGCAAAAGGTGACTATGTAAAGAAAGCCAATGACTCTTTCGACAAATGGCTTCGCGTAGAAGAATTCTACGATGCCGTAAGTCTTGGCGGTTCTACAACAACTGCCGCTCTGTCTCGCTCTATTCGTTTAAGCAGCATTTACCTTGGTGTAACAGGTGCTGAAAAAGGCCGTTATGATAAGGGTTCATACATTCCTGCTGACATCGTTGTATCTGATAGAAACGTTGCAACAATCGCAAATACTGGTGGTAACTTCCACTGGCTTGCAATGCGCAGCGATACTATTGAGAATACTTCTAGTTTAGTTTCTCATACATTAGCTTTAGCAATTTCTGACCATGACGGTTCTACCGCAAAAGTAACAAGTGTTGCTCACGGCTTAGTTGATGGTGACAGAGTCACTATCTCTGGAACAACTAACTTTAACGGAACATTTAAGGTTGAAGTTGAGACTGCTAACATATTTTATATCACTATCTCTGGCGGACCTTTCGCCAATGAATCTGGTACTGGTCACTTTGCTACTGTAACAACGGCAGCCCGTTCTAGTGCTTATGGTTTCCAAGAAGAATCCGCTAACCACGGTTTTGTAAGCGACGATACAATTATCGTTGCAGCAACAACTAACTACAACGGCAGTTATCAAGTAAATGTAATTAGCCCCACTGTATTTACAATTCCTACATCTGCAGCTTTTGCTACAGAAACATCTGGTACAGCAACTCTTGCTCGCCTGATTGTTCGTACTGAAGGAACTGGTATTGATTTAATCCAAGGTCAAGTAATTGACATTGGTGGCAGCGTTGCCGACAACATCCGTCAGTATCTTGGAATGGGAAGTCTCTCTGAGACCGCTCCAACATATGCTATCGCTCCTGGATACAATACGCTAGATGGAATGTACAACTGGAACTCTACTGTTAATGAAAATATAACAGCACGAGTATCTAAACTTACTGCAATGATGGCAGATAAAGCACAAGATAAGACCATTAAGCTCTTACCTTCTGGCTATGAATCTGTAACGAACACAACAGTTGGACCAAATCAACAGATCGTATTTAACTCACTTGTTCCTCCAGGTCGACTTGACATTGCTATGCCAGGTTCTGACTTTGCTAATGGAACTGTTTTATTAACTGGTGTTCTTACTTTAGCGGCCAACCAAGCAGCTTACATTACGATCGATCGTAATAATACATTTAGTTTTGCCTCTCTTGCAGCTCTCACTGTAGCTAATATTGTTAACGTTCCAGTCGATGAGAACGTATTAGTTCTCGCTACGCGCCTTGGAACCAACGATGTTTGGTTGTGGGATGGCTTCTTTGTATCTGCTGGCGGACCAGTTCCTGTCCCTGGATATCTAAATCAAGTTGTTCAACAGAACAGAATGTTGAAGATGGTTCGTGGCGGACTTTGGTCATGGGATCTTCTCAATGAGCAATTAACATCATCTGCTGATGCATATATTCAAGTTCCAGGACTTTCTGAAGTTAGAAATACAATTCTTGCTCAAACTATTACACTTCCTAACGATGGTGATGTTGCCTATGTTGACATCAATCGTTCTGCTGGTGGTGCAACTAACTTAACCGTTACTGTTGCTGCAATCGCTTCTGTTGCCTTAAGTCAAGATAGGGTCATTATCGCTCGCCGCATTGGAAACGATGTTGAGGTTGGCACAGGAACAATGTCATTAACTCATGGAGATGCAAAATCTCTAGATGCTGATGATAAAGTAATTAAGGTTAGAGTTGCTGACATTGTTAATTCAGTGCTTCCTGCAACGGCCGCTGTTACAGTTGACGGTATTTCACTTGCAAACGGCGATAAGGTTCTATTCACTAATGCTGCGCTTAATGGCGTTTACATGGTTGATGGAATTGGTACCGCCGCGACCTGGACCAAACTAGATTCATTCGCTGGAAGCTTAGTACCTATTGAAGGTGCAATTGTTTCTGTTCAAGATGGAACAGCTGCATTTAATATTGCTTGGTCTTATTTTGGTGGAAGTTGGAAACAACTTGATCACTCTGAGGTTGTTAAGGAGCCAACTGGTTTCCCTAACAGAACAGATACAACATTAAGTTTCGTTAACGGCACCAGAACATTTTCAATTACACCTGTAGGTGTATCATTTGATATTTATCAAAAAGGTAAACCTTATAGATATATAGCTGCTCAAAGCTTAGTGATTCCAAATACTGAGGGATTACATTTCATTTACTTTAATAACGGTACACTTGCAAGTACACAGGTATTCTCTGATAGTATTATTACTGATTTTGTTTTCGTAGCAACCGTTCAATGGGATGCAACTAATCTTGTTCACATTATGTTGGGGGATGAACGCCATGGTTTAACCATGGACAGTGCAACTCACCAATATCTACATACATCTGTTGGAACTAGATATTCTAGTGGTCTTTCTGCCGGTAACTTTACAATCGTTGGTACTGGTGCGGCCAATGCTGATGCACAATTGTCAATCTCCGATGGTGTCATTAGAGATGAAGATATTGCTTTAAGCATTGTCAATAATGCTGCCCCTGCAAACCCATTTGAACAGATCTTAAGTCCTATTGCCAACATTCCTGTTTATTACAGAAGTGGCGCAGCCGGTGACTGGAGAAAAGACACTGCTACAGCTTTCCCACTAAAACAGGGAACATCTAGAATTAAATATAACAATCCAGCTGGTCCTTGGACTACGCCAGATGCGACTACAAATGGCAACTATGTTGCTATGTGGATCTTTGCCACAAATAACCAAGAAGAGCCAATTGTTGCGCTACTTGGACAACGTGAAGATACAACTCTAAACGACGCCC